AATCAATAAACCATATAAAGAAATGAGTGACAAAGTATATATATTATGGATTTTTCTCTTACCTTAACCAATAAGGAAATCTATGAGTTTTATAACGAAAATAAAAGCCTCAATTTTGAGAACATGAACCTTCTTTTCGTAAGGATTTTGAAGCAAATTATGCAAGAATCTAACCCATCTATGAACACAAATATGGTGGCACAACTTATTGATAATATGAAGACTCTACAAAACCAAGTATCTTCTATGAATGATTCTTTTTCGAAAACACAACAAGATATCAATACAAGTTTTTCTATTAAATTTATGGAATTTAAGAGAGAATATATAGAGGATTTGAAAATGATTCTTACAAATAATACTTCTGAGAAGGTTGCACCTATTATCAAGGATTATAATGATAAACTTTTAGATAAGACTCGTATTATGATTAACGAAATCATACCCAAAAACCAAGAGAATTTGCATAAAGATATAGAAACTTCTATTAAAACGTTATATTCTAGCATAAATCAAGATACGAATTTTCTATTGAAATCATCTATTAATAAAGAAAATTTGGAACAGTTTATTTCTACGTTGGATGAAAAATTCTCAAAAACACTTGTCAATTCTCAAAGTATATTTAATGCTATTATAACTTCTACAGAACATCGTTTGGAAAGTCGCCTATCTGAGATCAAGGATATTTCTTCCACAAATAGTTCTGCGAATACCCAATTACAATCTAATATTAATGAACTGCTCAGAAAGATGGAAAATTCTTCTTCCAAGGGTAAGATTTCAGAGAATATCCTATTTAATATTTTAAATCCTATGTATCCTACAGCTCAAATAGAATCTGTAGGTACCGTAAAGGAAACTGGTGATATTATTATGTCTCGTAAAGATAAGCCAACTATTCTTTTTGAGAATAAAAACTACGATAAGAACGTAGGTCAAGAAGAGGTACGTAAGTTTTTACGTGATGTTGAGAACCAAAATTGTTCAGGTATTATGCTTGCACAACATTTTGGTATTGTAAATAAAGACAATTTTGAGATAGAAATTCATAATAATAATGTTCTCGTTTATCTTCATAAAGTTGAATATGATGCTGAGAAGATTAAAGCAGCTGTAGATATTATAGATCATTTTAAGTCCACTTTAATAGATATGGAATCTGATAATGGTGATTCTATTCAATTAAGTAAGGAATTATTAGATGAAATTAATAAGGAATATCAGGGGTTTGTGGCGAATAAACTCTCTCATATTAAGACGATAAAGGATTATAACCAAAAACTATTAGCCCAGGTAGATGATATTAAAATACCTTCTCTCGAACATTATCTATCTAAGATGTATGCTTCTTCTGCTTCCAAAGAAGATATATGTGAGTTTTGTAATTATGTTGCAAAGAACCAACGTGCATTAACTGCTCATTATAGAGGTTGTGCACTTAAAAAAAATCATAAAAACACCATTTCTATTGATTCGAAGTAAAATTATTTCATACTATATATGTCAAAAGTAATAAATTGATTATGCTTTGGTTTTACACGGTAAACATATTTTATTATTATGATTACAAAAATCACAAATAAAGGAAAGACAATATTCAATAGAACACTTTTTTGGTATTTGGTTTGGTCGCAAAATCAACGCTAAATTATTAGCTAATTTAAACCAAATATAGTTACTGTTATTAGCAATTTCTTCTTCTGTAAGTCCATCTATTATTTTACACACTTCATTCTCAAAAGCATCTTTTTTATCATTATATTCTATATTATCTTTTGGTATGATAAACGCATTTTCACAAACAGAACACTTCATATATAATATGTTTATTTTTTGTACATATTAAAAGAAAAATCATGCACCACTAATTCAGGAAATAATTGACCCAGTTTTGGTGAATTATTTACACTTATAATATCATTCATCGTATATGGATAACTAGTTTTTGGTTTATTTGTTCTATTGAATTCGTTGATTAATTTCCATCGGTTTGTCCAATATTCCTCATTTTGTCGTTTTACTGTTTCTGGTGATGGTTCTCGGTGTGTGGGTTGAATCACATACATCTTCCTTCCTGCTCTGTTTTTCATCGCCATATTTCTCTTTGCTAGTATAACCGTTTCATATAATTTATGGTTATTATCTATCGGATAAAGTATCATAGAAACATCTGTCGCCATATATAAATACGCTATACTTTTTTAAACACATAAATTATTATTTGCATTTATGCTGCTAAGTTTTTACTTTGGTGTTGCATCTAGAGATTATTCTGGTAAAAATATTTTGATGTGTGGATTACATCTTTAAATAAAAATATCACAGCGTAAATGGTAATCATATTTTTATTTCTCTTAAAATATTTTAGGAAGATATTATGACGGGTTAATTTATAATGGAAACTTGGTCCGAAAACGGCGAAGATATTGATCATGTGGTGTTGCCTCCTCCTGTTCTTGTTCAACCGAAAAAAACAACGGCGAATCGTAATCTCATACAAAAAATAGAAGCTATTCTTTCTTCTTACGAATTACAAGAAAAATATTCTATTCAACTTACTGCTACTAGTTTGAGTATAATCGAGAAATTAATTAAGTCCAAACCCGAATTTTTTCGTATTGTAGAAAGTACTCTTGTAAGAAATATTAATGGTAGCACTCTATATGCTAATGATGTTCCCTATATTATATCTATTATTGCACAACTTTATAATTTACTAACGAATATGAAGCTTGATAATAATCAATTTAATGAATTACCTGCGGATACTTGTGGATCTCTATTGAAATTCATTATTAATGTTGCTGTTCGTGAAAAAATAGTTAAAATTGAGGATGAAACCGAATCTACTCTATTGATCTTATGTTGTGATAATATCATAGATGCTTGTACTCGTTTATTGAAATTAAGTTTAAATGCAAAAAAGGTAGAATCTGTGAAAGAAGTAGATAAAAAAGTGGTTGAAAAAGCCAGTTGTTGCTGCTGGTAATTTTCTATTGATTATGTTTATTTTTTTCTTGTTTTTTTTCTGATTGTTTCTTGAAGAAATCATCCTGCCTCCTTTTCTCTTCTTCACATCTCTGTCTATAAATATCAAAATCTAATTGATTTGGAACCCATTCCCCGTGAGTTAGCTTACCCTCCTTTTGTAATTTATCGTGCACGATCATAAAATATGCCTTATTATCCATGATTCTGTGGTGTTTTTATAAGTTATTTTCTATTGAAATGGTTCAATTTTTTGGACATTTGAAACGTCAATAAATGATTGTTATTTATGTAATATATAAATTAATACAAAAAAATATAAACTTAATACACCACTTAGCGGCATAAAACGTGAATTATCCTTTAAAAAATAGTAAGGAATCGTAATTATTTTAAAATGGTTCTTTTCAAAGAGGATTGCATCTTCTCCACACTTGTTCTTATCTTCTCTTACAGAGCGTGCCGAATTATAGGTTACTTTTCCAGTTATTATATTTGTATCACCAAATTTTCTACACTCTATATTATCACCAATAAAATGAATACAATCTTTACATATTTTTTTTGTTGGCATTACTGATGAGCTGCAATTGGAAAACAAAGTAGTAAACACATAGAGATTTATTAACTTCATTATGATATTTATTATAGCATATTATCCTTTATTTTCTTTACAATTATATCTTAATGAAAAGGTGTAATAAATATTATGCAAAACTATTTACAAAATCACAAATGTGTAATTTGTAAAATATTTGTAATTACAGATCTGTAAATCTGTAATTACAAATTGTACTTTTGTACTTTTCTATTGATTTTTACTCACTACCAAAAAATGCACCCTTTCCTAACTTAAAATCACTCAATCTAGTAATCGTATCCTCATTCTTCTTCATCATTTCCTTAATCAAATCTCGAACAGACATCATACCAATAAATTCCTCATTCTTATCATCCATAATCAATAGATGGCGAATATCCTTAAAAAGCATCTTATTCATACAAGTATCCAACGAATCATCCTTCTTGGCTACTATAATCTTCGGTCCATAGGTGCAAATTTCCTTTACCTTTACCTCATCTTGATTCTTTCCAAGAGCAGCTACCTTTGTAATATAATCGCGTTCTGAACATACCCCAACTACCTTATTCTTAGAATCGGTTACTGCCAAACAGCCAATATTAAAAGCTGTGAAACGTGTAATTGCCTCCTTCACAGTACTTTCTTCATTAATCTTAAAATCGATCTTATGATAACAACTATTTTGAAATACTTTTATTGCTGAAATACCAGCAGGTGCGGTAGAAAATTGTCTAGTTGATTGAATAAAACGGTTTGCCAACATTTTTATATGATGACGTGTCACTTATTTTTTATATTTTTTTAATTATTATATTTTATGATAATTAAAAATATCTGTGCGGACCGCTAGTCACGTTTAAACTTCAGAACCGGTAGGACCTGTTACACCTTGGGTACCTTGAGGTCCTGTGGCACCCACATCACCCTGGATACCTTGAAGTCCTTGAATTCCAGGTCTACCTTGTATTCCTTGTTCACCTGTAGGACCTGTATTTCCTTGGCCAGTCGTTCCTTGTGGACCTGTAAATCCTGTATTACCTTGACCTGTCGGTCCTTGTGGACCTGTGCTACCAGTTATTCCTTGACCTGTCGTTCCTTGTGGACCTGTTACACCTGTATCACCTTGGGGACCTGTACTACCAGTTATTGCTTCACCTGTATATCCAGTCGGACCTGTTAGACCTGGATCACCTGTATTACCTTGCGTTCCTTGGGGACCTGTGTTACCTTCACCTGTTGGTCCAGTTACACCAGGATCTCCTGGAATACCCTGCATTCCCTGCGGGCCTGTAGGACCTTGTACCTTTACTATTATAACCTTTTCACTTCTGCGTCTTCTAGAATTACGTAATCGAGAACGATCTGATGAACTGGAACTGGAACTTGAACTTGAACTTGAACTTGAACTAGATGATGTATCTGAATCTGATAAGCTACTATCACTATCACTTAGCGGTCCTTCCTCCCGTCAACGTCTACCAGGGGATCTGGAACGGGATCCACCACGGCCATAGCCATATCCACGTCCGTATCCACCAAGACCGCCAAATTCAAGGATCTTAAGGACGTTATTGTCCTCACGGGATACAATAAGATTATCACGAAGACGGTCACGGTCAATAACATCCATCTTCTCCTTAATAGCACAGCAGCACTCACCAACCTTATCTGTGAGGTATTGTTGGCTCTTGAGAGCCTCGTAGCGAGCCTCAGCAAGGTCCTTTTGGATCGCCTCACGGTTCTTGTGGGCATCTAAGATAGCAGCGGCGTTGTATTGGGAAGCTTGGCAAGCAAGACCCTCTTTTACCTTTTGTAACTCCAATTGACCAGCAGCAAAGTGGCCATCGGCTTTAGCAGACATAAAGTGTCCAAGTTTTTGGTTCTCTAATAAAAGGCTAGCGTAGTGGTCACCCATCTTACCTGTAATATCAAATTTGGTGCGAAGATGTTCCTCACTTAGATTTTGGAAACCATTTGCCATAGCAGTACGGCTTTCCCATGCACCATCGGTTACAGATTTGGAAAGTACGTTAAAATTTTGTACACCTGAAGCATTTAATTCATTTCCAACACGATTAACATCGGATAATATAGAATAGCGGACATCTTTTAAGGCAGCATCAGTTACACCACTTGAAAGAGCACTAGCTAAGCGGGATTCGCCAGCGTTGCGTTCAACTGTTCCCAATAAAGTAGCAAAGGAATCTTTGGTGGAACCAACTGCCTCAGCACCTACACGGTCAACTGTTCTAAGAACATCACGAGTAGAATCGTTGGCAGCTTGGCGGGAAGCAGCATCGGAAATAACTGTGGTAAGGCGAGCCTCACCGCTTGTACGTTCAATAGCAGACATATTGTTAGCACCGTTGCGTTCAACGGCGGTGGCAAGTTGGCTGTTCACACGCTCAGTTGTGGACATTCCGTTGGCACCGTTACGCTCAATAGCAGATGCAAGTTGGGCAGCGGAAATCTCGGTGACGTGGCTATTTTGGGCACCGTTGTTGTCAACGGCACGTAAGATATCACGGGCGATATCGTTGGCAGCTTGTTGTTTTGTGCGTTCAGCAGTACCAGTTACTGAAGCATAGATGTTCTCACCAACTGTGGTGGGGGAATCGAAACCACCATAGGTGGGGTAGTAGAAGGGCATTTGGGGCACGGTTGTCTGGGTCGACATATAATATTGGACTAGATTTTATTTTGCCAAAAAATTTCTAAATTATCCGCTGCATAATCACGGTCAATATTTGTAATTACAAAATACAATTTGTAAATCTGTAAAATCACAAAAATCACAATTCTACTTTATGGTCACAATTTGTAATTTTGTAATTTCGGGCTTACTGAAAACGCTGTGGTGATTAAAACTTTAGGAAAAAATAACTTTTCAATATATATTACTATGAAAAAAGAGAATTATATGCTGAAATTGGCACACGAAAACTACATGTTAAAAATTAAATGTTCTAATTTACAAAAGGAAATACTGGAATTAAAACAAAAACAAGAAGAACTATATCGTAATCACGCAAATACAGTATTGGTATTACAGAAGAAAAATCGTTCTGCTTCTTTCTAACTTCAACTTGAAGTTGCGAAAAATGATGACGTCATTATAAACAATAAGTTCAAACCAGTTAAATAAAGTATCCCATTATAATATAATACACTACGTATTGATGAAACCACTAGAGATTTCTAATCCCCGTATTTGTAAATTTTATCAAGATAACCCAACTATCGATATCGAGGCAGTCAACCTTACAACGATTGACCTTATCGAAAACATGACTAAAACTACTTCACAAAAGTCACTTATAACCCCTTCTCCAAATTCACCAACAACGGTTACCGAACTACACCAACCGTTTTTTTCACTT